TACGAGATCCTGAGATGTCTCGTGGGCTCGGAGATGTGTATAAGAGACAGATGATCAGCTCGTCAACCTTGACGCCAGAGGTGTAAGTGGTGATGTAACCGGTGGTAGCAAACTTGGTGCCGTCGGGGAAAGTGACCGCCACGGGGACGACATTTCCGGCAGTCTGCAACGCCTTGATCTTCCGGTAGTCGGAGTCGGCGGAGCTGTTATCAAAGAAGTAGGTAATTTCAAAGGACTTGGTGTCCTGAACACCAGGAACGTTCTTTTTCATGGAGTCTTTGAGGCAGGTGGCGTCCAGGTCGGAAGGCGCGCCGCCGATGTCGCCAATCTCCTGCACATAGTTCATTTCGACCGAGTTGATCTCCACCTTGATGCCAATGGAGGCAATGCCCTGTCTGGTGGTGTTATCCGCCATAATCAATCATCCTTTCTTAATCGATCAAGCGCATAAACCGTTTGTCGATTTTGCGCCCAAATCGGAGTGCTTTGCGGAAATATCCGCCGTTTTTATCGTATCTGTCCAACGGCTGGGAGGCGGTGCGACGGAAGCCGATGCGCAACAGTGCATCATTGACCAGCGGCGTCAGCTCTCGCACGGCGTCCGCCTCTGCTGCCCAGACGTCAATCTGATAGGCCAGGTCGTCCACGCAGCGCCAGCCGGTGGAGGTGTTGGTGATCTCCGTCACCGTGATGAGATTGCCGGTGATGGCCGCTCTTGGCCACTGCTCAGAGATGGTATAGGGCAGCGTGGTATTCAAGGACGCCAGCGCCTGCCGGATTTGCGGGATCGCGTCAATCATGCCGGGGTAGTCAGTCATCTCGCAGCACCTCCAATACCGTTGCGCCGAAATCCTCCATGATTTTGTCGCCGCATGCCTGGATTGCGTTGTGAAACATTGCCCTGGGCGGTTGCCCCCGTGTGTACGTAAACAGGCTGTAGTCATCCGGATCGCCACCGTGTCTGGCCGCCTTGATACGCTGTCCGGCCTCGTCGGAGTACCACCACCAGCCCTCGGCCACATGTGAGACCTGAATATCTCCAGGATACCCAGTCTCCTCTGCAACGGGGCCGGTGCCAAACTCCAAAAACACAGCGACCGGATAGTCAGATTTTACGCCGCCGGTTATCGTGTCTTTGTCGCGCTCGACAAAGCTCTGGATGCTCTCTCTAGTCCTGCCGCCGTTTTCGATACCGACCGGCGTCATCGCTCTGGTCATGCCCGCCAACATATCTGCGTGTAGTTTTGCTTTCCGTCCCAGCTCCTGCATGAGCGTATCGGCAGAGCGTTCAACAGCCGCCTGGAATTTCCCCAGGTCTCCCATATCACACCGCCTCCAATGTCACATACCGGTGGTTTGGCCAACTCTGCACCGCCTTGACCTCCCATGTGCCGCCGTCAAAAATGCAGCGGTCGAATGGGGCGATCTCCACGGCGCTGTCGTACAGCGCAAAAGCCGCCGTCCGTGCCGGTCGCTCGCCGGACGCATCCACCTGGATGCCGTCGCTGGTGATCTGCCAGCAAACACCGGACGCTTTCCCAGCCTCCCCTGTATAGTCGGGGGAGGTCATGTCATACTTGCGCACCGGGTCACCTCGGCTGTCCACGGTCTGGACGGAGCGATACAGCTTCCACGCCCTGCGCCATGCGCATGGTGTCTGTCTCATCTCATCCGCACCTCCCGGTATCTGGCCAGGCCAGCTAAAATATCCTGCTCTGCTGTGGCATAGTCGCCGGCGGTCAGGTAGGTTTCGCTCTGGCTGACCTCATTTTCGGTGTATGAGCTGGACTTCACGCCGCCGGAGGTGACCCCAGCGGCGTCACGCCGGTAATACAGCGCAGCCAGCTCCACCAGCTTGGCGAGGAGCACATCCGTCATCTCGTCCCAGCGGAGGTAGAGGAGGAGCGCCCCCTCTGCCTCCTCCAAAGCATCATCCAAGCGGGCGACGTCGCCGCCGCTCTGCTCTGTCAGTTCCAGCTTCCGGATGAGCTTTGCATATGCCTTTTCGTGCTGTACTTCTGTCACACGGGATCACCTCCTCTGGTCATTCTACCTTCTTGGCCGTTTTCTTGGCGGTTGCCTTCTTCGGCTCCGCTTTGCGGATTTGATACCCGCACCGCTCCCAGACTTCCACCTGGTCTTCGGTCAAATTGTATTCGTTCCCGTCTTTGTCGGTCGCAATATACATCATGCTGTCTCCTTAGCCCATGGCACGGACAGCCAACTCGGGATACATGGTCTTGTAACCGTACAGGACGTCCATGGACAGCGTCTCCTTCTTGTACTGCATGTTGTAACCTTTAACCACACGCAGGCTCACACCGTTATAAGAGGTCACATAGGACTCCACGCCGGAGGGGTTGACCAGCGGACGGGTCACAAAGGCGAACGCGGAGGGGTGGAAGCCCAGGTTTGCGGTGTGGCTGCCTGCCAGGGTCACATCGGCATTGTCCTTGATGTCGGGCAGGGCAGGATAGACCTTGACGCCAGTGATGGCATTGGACGCTGCGGCCGCGCTGTCCTCGGTGACCACGTAGCTTTTGCCGTCGATGGTCAGCACATCGCCCTTGACCAGCTTGCCGACCAGCGCGGTGCCGTCGATGGCCAGGGTGGTAGCACCCGCAGTCACCGCACCGTTGACCTTGACGGCGGAGGCGCTGGTGATGCCGGTGGTGTGCTGATGGATTCCCTGGCTCATGTAGTTATCCAGGCCCATCACTCTGCCCAGGGAGCCTTCCCGCAGCGCCTGGGTGCTGCCGCTCTTTTCGGCGTTGACGATGGCGGGGATGGTCACCAGGCTGGCGTCTGCCGCAGTATCCCAGACCGCATAGCGGGGAGAGACAGGTGCTTTGTTGGCGTTGAGCACACGCCGGACGTCTGCCAGGTCTTTCAGGGCGCTGGGGGCGGTGCCGGCAGTGCCGCAGATGTAGGGGATGTCCTTGTACAGTGCCAGGCCGTCAGAGTTGATCTTCTGTGCCAGCGCCACGGCGGCAGGCTCCAGCACCTGACGCTGGAGGTCGTTGATGTTGGTGGCACCCTGGATGGCGGTGATCTCCACGTCAACGGTGGCGATCTTGTCCAGGGTCACGGGGACGGAGGTCTCCACAATGTCCTGGGCGGTGGTGCCCACACTCTGGTCAAACTCCTTTGCCTCCAGCAGGACGGGCTTGCGCACCTGGATGGTGTCGCCCAGGTTGCGGGAGAAATCGTTGGAAAAGTCCTTATAAACTAGGTTGGGGAATACCAGGTTTTCGATCAGTCGGGGCAGCGCTGCTCTGGCGATCTCCTGGATGGTAATAAAGCTATTTGCCATAGCATATCATCTCCTTATTTTTTGTCGTAGGTGGCGGCGTAGTATTCTGCGTCGCTCATCTTGCTGTAATCCGGTGTCGGATTGGCGTCTCTGGGCGGTGCGCCAGAACGCATTCTGCCGTTCACGGCATCGCTCAGGGAGGCTTTCCAGAGGGATGCAAACGCATCGATGTTGGCTTTGCTGGTCTCGGCGTCGTTGCCGGTCAGATAAACCGCAAAATCAGCACTCAAGCCGCGTTTCTGCAACTCGGTGCCTACGGACACCTGCAAGCGTTCCCGCTCAAAGGCGGCACGCTCCTGCTCCAAGGTGGCCTTATCCTTGCTCAGCTGATACTGCGCCCGTTCGGCGGCGGTCATCTTCTCCAGCCGCTTGGCCTCGTCCATGTTCTCCGCCTGCTCCTTGTCCCAATTCTGCTTTGCTGTGGTCAGTGCCTGGGTCACCTTGCGGTCAAACTCGCTCTGGTAATCCCGATTGCTGGCAAGAAGCTGGTCAAAGGTCAGGGGTTCTTCCGGCGCTCTGCCCCCGTCCGGGTTCGGGTTGCCGCCCCCGGCGTTTGCGTTGTCGCCGCTGTTGCCGCCTTCCGGCGGAGTGGTGCCGTTTCCAGCGCCCTCCGGAGCGTAGCAGGCAAATGCCAACGGTCTATGTTTGTATCTCATGGTCATGTCCTCCATTTATCGTTGCCCCAGCACATTTCTGGACGCGCCAGCCCCATGCCGTTGCGTTTTGGGTATGAAAAAAGCACGTCTTACAACGTGCTTGAATCAGCATTTTAGAATAGCCCCGAATTTTCGGGGCTACCAGTATATTGGTGAGTCCAATTTTGGACTCATTGAGTTTACCCGCTTTAGATGTCGCCCAAATTGGCGGTATCAATACCACAACAACGTTTTTTCCTTCGGCGGATTATCTGATTTTGCAAGGCGCTTCAACTCGCGCAGAACGTGCGCAGCGGAAAACGAACTTGCATTGTCGTGCTCTAAGATTTCTCCATCTTTAATGCGGATTTTCATAAACCCTTTCAACTTCTCGCCTTCAGGGTAATAATCCGCCGAAATGCTGTTATCCGTTTTTTTGATGTTTCTTAAGATTACCATAATATTCATCCGCAGCCTTTTGATAATTATACTTCATTGACGCTAATTCGTGCGCCTTCCAATGCTCCAACGTTGGGTTTTCTTTTTTGATTTGCATTTCCAGCAATTCATGTTCGATCAATATCCTGTCGTGCGGCTTGATATCCTTTCCGACCATGAGACGTTGCCAGCTTTGAGCAATTGCACAATCCGAATCAAACCGTCGCCACTCTCTAATATCTTCATCATAGAGTGACTTTTCTTCAAAAAGATACATTTTGATTCGTTTGATGTCCGATTTTCTTTTCCCTAAATTTTTAGCTATCTTCTCCGCATCGGTAGAAAAGTTTCGTATTTCCCTATAATACATTTCCGCAAATTCATCTGCCTCCTTGCTTAGAGGGTCTGTAATTCTCGCTCCTGTTATTATACCATTCCCGCCTGCCGTTGCAACACTTTTCTGCGCAAGGTGCGCATAGGAAACCGTTCTCTGCTTCTGCTGCTCCACCTGTTTTCTGTCCGGCACGCCCTGGACAAACTTCTTGTGCCACTCCGCATAGGTCGTATCCCCCGGCACGGTGATGCTCTTTCCTGTCACTGGGTCCCGTGCGGCACGTTTGATCTTGGCGATCACCTGCTCACTCATGTCCGGCATGGTGGTACACCTACAATTTGGATGCATAGGCGGGAGATTCAACCCTGGCGTGGCGTCCTTGACCGGGAAGCGCCGCATATCCAGCGCACCGCACTCCTCATCCGTCTGGGAGTCCAGCGTGGCAAGATAGCGGTAGTATTCCAGGTCATATGACTTGTATCCCAGCAACGCACCCTGTGCCGACATATGACAAAACTCCGTGCGGATGAGCCGCATGGAGCGTGCTTTTGCGCCAGAAGTCGCGTCCGTGCCGGTGATTTGTAAGAGCATATCCGACATCTCGCGGAAGCTCATCCCCGCCAGGGTGCCGGTCAAAACGGCCTGCTGCACCGCGTCCGCAAACGCCTGGTTGTTGTTCCAAATGCGCCCGGAAAAGTTGCCGCCCTGCCATTTTTGCCCCAGGATGGCGCGAACTTGCTTGTCCTCCAGTGTCTTGATACGCCTGCCGTACCCTGTGCCCTGCTGGATGTCAAACACCTGCCGGGTGTATGCCTCCTGTAGGGCGTCAGCCAGCCCTTTGCCGACCAACTCCCGTTCCAGCAGACCCAACTGCCTGCAATCCGCCCGCACGATGTCCCGCAGGGCTTCCAGGCGGCTGATCCGGTTGGCATAGGCCGGAGCCTCCAGCATGGCACGCAGCTCATCCCGCAGCGCCTTATCCGTGGTGCTGTGGTACAACACCAACAGCTCCTGCCGATATTTCTGGGTTTCCCGCACCGACAGGAGTTGGCGGGCTTTCTCTGCGTTCAGGCTGTCGTTGTTCCGGACAAATCGGGCAAAAATCCTTTCAATCCGCCCTTGCACGGTGGTCAGCACCTTGTCATAGGCGTCTAACACCGCCCGCGCCGTCCGCTGGGCTTTTCGCTCACTCAAGAGCCCCAGTTTCACGGAGCGCTTGCGCCAATACTTGCGATCACTCATCCTGTTTCAATGCTTTCTTGGTGTCTTCCTCCGCTTCTGTCTCATCCGCCTGGGACGGGACGCCATAGATGGCCGCGTTTGCCTGCTTCTGCCGCCTAATGTTTTCAGCCGCTTCCGCCGGATCGCGGACAAACCACAACTGGCTGAGCAGGGTTCGGTCATCCACAATGCCCTGCAAACTGGTGACCATCTGGACAATCTCACTCTCGTTGATGGGCATGGACAGGGTAAACACAACATCAATATCGTTGACACCGACCGGTGCCATATCACCGCGGGTGACCAGCCAGTGATTATAAAGCGAGAAGCGCTCCTTCAGCCCTTTTTCCATTCGGCGCATCTTGTTCTTGGCCAGCAGATTCATGGTCAGGAGTTTCAGCTTCAACGCCTGGCCGGAGCTGTTCCCGGCGAACTGTTCATCGCTCATGTCCACCGTCATAGTCATCTTGTGCATTTCTCGCACCAGTGCGTCTGCCAGCACCTGCACGCTGGACTCGTCAAAGGTCTTTTGGATGTACTCGGCTCGTGCGTCCAGCGGAGCGCCATCCAAAAACTTCTCCTGCGCCAGTTTCTCATCATCCCCATCTCGGAGGGTCATCCCGAAGAACACCAGCAGCGCATCCACAAATTTCTTTTTGTCGGTCAGGCGGTTGCTCATCAGCTCGTCATAAGCGTCAATCAGACTGATGATCTGCTCAAAGTCGCCCTGCCGCTCCCGGTTGTTGGTGTATGCGATCAGCGGGACAGCGCCGAAATAGTGCTCCCGCCGGTCTGCCACTGGGGTAAATGCCGCCGTGGCCAAATCATCGCACCGCAGCTCCTGCACGCCAGTGTCCGTATAGATGGACACTGCGTAATACGTCTGACCGGCCACCGTCTGGCGCTTGTCCCAGACCACGCCGAACAGCTTTTTGTGCTCTACGCTGGTGTCGCAGACCAATACGCCGTTGCGTGGGTCAATGTACGCCGATCGGGGCATGGGCACCTCATCGTCAGACGCATAACATAGCTCCATACAGTCGCCCATGACGCCCATATATTTTCCAATGTCCGCATCAATGGCCGCGATCTGCTGGACATCGTAGGCATCTTGCAGCGCCGAAATATCCACCGGCTCATTGTCCGCGGACAGCACACCCGCTGCCTCATCCGTTCCGGCTGCCGCTACACTCTTGTCCTTTTGGGGATTGGTGTCGTACTTGACCGGCTCGCCCAAGTAGTAACCCAGGATAATGTCGGTGATGTACTTGGCGTAGTTGATGGTCACAACGCTCTCGCCCTCATCTGGCGGCTTTTTGGTGTTGTCATGTCGCCCCAGATAATACCGATGGAGCTTGTCATAGCGTCCATTTGCCTGCTCGGACGCCGAAATCAGGTGTTGGAGCACCTGTCCTGGGATGTGCTCCAGGTCAGGCGCCTCCGCCCTGTCTAAGTAGATAATCACACGCTCACCTCACAATCTTGCTGGGCGCTTGCCGACTCTCACGACCTGCCGCCCCAGTATGGTGGTCACAAAATATCGCACCGCATCCATGCAGTGGTCATTGACTTTGACTGGCTTATCTTCCCCGTGCTCCGCTGCCTTCTCGTCCCAAACATACGCCTGAAATTCATCCGCCGTATGGACGCAGGAGGCGGAAAACAGCAGTGTCCCGGCCTGTAACCGGGTAGATACGTTGCGGATGCCGTCCAACACCTCATTGTCCGCCTGCTGCATCGGGTAGCCTGCTTGGCGCAGCTCCGCAATAAACGAAGCCGCTGAAGGGTCAACCACCACAGCACGAGGACGTTCATCCCCCAGCCAGGTGCCCAGGTCAGCGCAAAACTCTTTGTCCGTTTTCTGCCGTTTTTTCTCCCTGCCGGAATAGTAATACTCTCGACGGCATATCCACCGCTCTGTGCCCCGCTCCCGCTGCCATAGCAGGAACACTGTGGCATTTTGCGTGCCATAATCGCAGCTCACATAGCAGTCACCAGCCAACTCCGGCAGTGTGCCGGTCATGTGCTTGGCCGGGTCGAAGCAGTCATAGATGCGGCCTTCCGCCGCCACCCACAGTCCACGGATGTAACGGTCATAAAACACGCCGGTATACATCGTCTCGTACCGTGCCCGCACCGCCGGGTCTAAGGCCAGGTTGTCCGCCATGGTGAAATGCAGGTGCAGCACGTTGTGTGCCTCTGCTTTCAAAATCCATTCTCGGTAAAACCAATGGGAAGCCCCTTCCGGATTGCAGTTGAACCAGTACCGTGACCCGCTGATGCTGCAACGAGCCAACGCCTGCTCCACGAAGGAGCGTGGCATCAACGCTACCTCATCGAAAAGCACGCCCGCCAGCGTCATGCCTTGGATCAGGGTGTAACTGCTCTCGTCTCGACCACCAAACAGATAGAAGGTGTTGACGTGGCCGAAGCCCCACACCGTCATGGTCTTGTCGCTGCGCCGCTCCTGCACCCGCATGATCCCGTCCATCAGGCCGGGGATGAGGGATACCACGTTCCGCCGCAGCGCCTCGATGGTCTTACCGCATAGGGCGAACTTGCAACCGTCAAAGGTGGACATAGCCCAGAGCAGGAAGCCCACAGACATGGCAACGGTTTTACCAGACCGAACAGAGCCGTCACAGATGAGACCGTCGTACTGATTCAGTTCCGCTTGTTTCCACCACAGCAGCGTCAGCAGCTGCTTCCGGCTGAATCGCTTGTAAACCATTGATTGACTCCTCTATCTGGGCGAACAGGTTGTTGTTGGTCTCGCTGACCTCCACCTTCTCCGTGTACTCGCCCTCCATCTTGTTATCCGTGTCGATCGCCCTGATGCGGTCTCTCGGCTCTAGTTCCTCATCCTCCGCAATGGTGCAGAGGATCTCTCGCTTGCGCTGGCGGGTCAAGACCGCGCCCTGGGCGGCTTGGTTTTGCAATTCCGTAAACCTATCCAGAATCTCACTGTTCTGAAAAAGCTCATAGGCGCGGGAATCCACCGTGTTGTCTTTCCACTTGCGTGCCGCCGGGAACGCCTCCAGATATGCCTTGCGCCGGCTCATTCCAACAATCAGACATTGCACAAATTTTTCACGTTTTGCGTTTCTCAGTGCCGGCACAAACTCACCTCCCCGGCATAAAAAGAGCGCAAACCCGTTCAGGCTGCGCTATCTGTTTATATAAAAAGAGACTCATCTCTGAGTCTCTTCAACAGGCGCCCGGATTACCCACCGGTCCGGGGCTGTCTTTCCAGCTGTCAGATAGTCCCATATGCCGTCTCATCTGCTCCTGGTGGGATTTGCACCCACGACCTTGCGATATGGCCGCACACTCTAGCTGCTGAGCTACAGGAGTGTGTCTCCCCGCCAAAATGGCGGCAGAACATACGCTCCGCCGCCACCTCGGAAAGGGTGAGAAGAAAGAAAAAGGGGTTATCCTGCATCCTGTTGGGGCGGCTGTCTCCCTGCCGCCCCATATACCAGGAGGTGTCCCACAGCGGACTTACGCATCCCGTATCCGCTATGGGATGTTACTATTTTCTCACACTTTTTTGGCTGTTTAAGGTGACATTTCTCCTTTTGGCTACTTTGTCCCGCGGGATATAGCCCATGTAGTGCCCCACCAGCCGGACAAACTCCGTATGCAGCTCTTTCGCCCGGTCTTTTGAGTACCCCACCTCGTAGGCCGCCCCCTCAATGGTTTTCCAGTAGCGTTTCCAGTAGATCAGCTCGACGATCCGGAGCCGGTCGCGTCCGTTTGTCATCTGCTCCGTCTCTTTCACCGCTGCCGCAATCGCAAGGTAGATTTTGTAGTCACCGTCGTACAAGCGCTCTAACGCCGCTGTCTCCGTCGTTCTGCCAGGGTCGCTACCGTGACCCACCCCCTCTGCGTATCGCGCCGTCACAGCCACATCCGGAGCCTCATACTGCTGTTTGAGCCTTGGATAGGCTCGCAGGGCGTTTTGGATACTGCCCCACCACCAGTAACGTGGCTTACTCATCTTGCAACCTCCCAGTCAGGATGTATACGACGTCAATGCCCGCCTCACACAAGGTCTGGAGCACTTTTGCGCTCGGGTTAACGCCGTGTGCCCAATAATGCACTGCCTTGCGATCCATGTGCGTTGCCCGCTCAAATTTGATCGGCGTCCCCCATCGCGCCCTCACACACTCTGCTGTCCGGTAGCCTATGCGCTTGTCTACGCCTTGCCGTCGCCCGCTCATTTGTCCGTCCTCAGCTCGTCGAGCGCCAGGTTGATGAGCAAGCATCCATAGCTGAGCATTGTGCACGTTTCGCGGCACGCGCATTCTTTGCACGCTTTTGTGCCTTTGACCCTATATTTCAGCTCGGTCAGTCCGTCACGGATTTTCGCCCGCTTCCGCTTTTTCTCCGCCCATTGCTCCACAGTGGGCTTAAATTTTGCGTTCTTATCGTAAAACGGGCAATCCATGCGGCGTGGGAAGCTCGTGTCTGTTAGCGCCACGCATCTCCCGTTGCAGTCTAACGCCTTGCAGCGCGGATGCTCCCATTTGCATTTTCGTGCGTCCATTTTCTTCCTCCTTCCGGCGTCAACGCCCTTAGATCACGTTGTTGTCAATCCACTCATACCGCTGCTCAAAGGGGACATAGCTGTCACCGCACACTCGCTTGAGCGCCTCGTCAAATTTGCTCCGGACGTATCCGATCTCGGACGTTTTGTCCCCTGGTCTCGGTGCAGCGGTGACCTCCCACCATTTCTCTAGCTCGGTGTTGAGTGCTTTGTTAAACCGTTCCAATCGCTCCTGCCCAAACCCAAACTCATTGTTGAGTACCAGCAAGGCACAATCACCGATGTAGTTTACCATCGTGTCCTGCATGGCCTGTTTTTCTGCGAGTTTGTACTTCAGCGACATTTCCTTCGGGTTGTCGCAAAACCGACGCTTTCTTTTTGCCATCAGCTCACCTCTCTCGCCTTGTACTGCCCATAGCTCAACCCCAACTCCGCCGCCCTAGCAGCGTCCAGAGACAGCGGATTGAGCGTCCTGTACCGCTGGTATGTACGCTCTACGCCGCAGGTACGGGCATGGCCGGTCTCCTGGATGCAGGCACAGTACATGGTCTTGCTTTTCACTGCGTCCATGTGCTGCCAGTGGGGACAGGCCTTGCAAGGGATAACGCCTTTGGCTGCGGCGTTCTGAGCGGCAGCAGCTTCGGGCGGCTTTGGCGGTTTCTTCGGCCTTGCCCGTCTTGCGAGCTTTCTCCTGTGCTCAGCTTCTGCCTTATTCTTTCGGATTTCGGCCAGCATCTCCCATCTCTCTTGCGGGGATGCGCCCACGAGCTGCCGCAATTTGGCCTCCTGCTCTGCTGGGATAGGGCGTAGCTCTTTCTCCCAGCCGCTGATATGCGCTTGCAATGTGCCGATTGCCTGCGCAAGCATCTCTTGTGTCAATAACTCGCGACGCCGAAATGCTTTGATTTCCGCTCCCGTCATGTCTCATCCTCCTCTGGTGGTGTCGCAGTCCTGATAACCTTTGTAGTCGCGCTCATCACGCCTCTATAGTCACTTGCTATCAGCTGGAAACACAATCTTATCTTTTTCTTCGTCGTATCCAACATACATATACGCCGCTTCCTGAACACCGTAATTACAGTTATTGTCATAACCATAGTAAGTATGGGTACACATCGTATCATCTGGAATACTGTTCAAAAACTCTTTCAGAGCACGGACATCTTTCATGCACTTAAACTTCATCAGAGTCACCCTTCTACAATCAAGTCATCCCCCACCGCTGAGCGATCCCGTGCCTGCACACCGCGTGGTGCAGGCAGGTGTCACATAGGTTACGCTTTGTCATCGTCATCCTCCAGTGCTTTGTCTTTGAGCGCATCCAGCAGCAACAGTCTCACGCCTGCCAGTGCGGCGTAGACCACGTCGTTCTGCCAGATGTCCCGGCTCTGCCCCAGCTTAATCATGCCATTCTCCACGGCGTCCAGGACTTCCATTCCGTCAACTCTGTTCATTGGCGTCCTCCTCGTACTTGTTGAGATACTTACAGTCCCGGCAGGGATCCTCGTTACTCCCGCAGGCCATGTGCTTGCAACTGTAGCAGCTGGGGCCACGATCCGAGGCGACGTTGCGGAAGAATGTCAGGTAACTGTCCAGTTCTTCTTCGTCCATAGCTTCGACATCTTTCACGTGGCATAGGTTAAAGAGGTCGCTATCCTTTTTAATTGGACAGAGGTCGCAGTCTTCGGACAAACGACAATAAGCGTACAGCTTTTTGAGCTTCGCTTCCACCCTACGTTCTTCCTTGTCCTCGAGCTCCCATTCTGCCGGGCGATTGCCGCTCTGGCACGCACCGCCGCAGGCGGCATAACCGGCCAGGTCAACCCAGCTATCGCCCTTGTACTTGCCCGTACAGATGCGGGCAATCTTGAGCAGCGCCATCATAGCGGCTACGTCCTCCGGATGGAGCAGCACCGCACCATTGTCCTCTACGCATCCGTGCTCCAGGTACACCGTCCACAGCTCTGCGATCACCATAAAGTTGTCTTCCGGGCTGCCGTACTGCTGCTCGCGCTCACCGGTCACGCACCGGAGCGCTTCTTTCAGGATTTCTTCTCGTTTCATACGTCGCCTCCCTCACGGTGCCGGGAACGTTCGGCGTCAAATCCGTCAGGATAGCGCTTCCGGAGCTTGTCCACGTTCATTTTGGCAATTTCGTCCAGCGTGTGCCCTACAGCTTCCGCGCCAACAGCGATATACCACAAGCAGTCCCCCAGCTCTTTTGCCACATGCTCTTCGTCAAGCGTGTGACCCTGGAAGGCTGCCTTTTTCACCAGGTCAGCCACCTCACCTCCTTCGCCACAAATACCCAGGGCAGCATTCATAAGCAGTTCGTGCCGATCCAGTCCGTTTGCGGTTCTCATTGCGGCTTTCTGGTACTCATTCATTTTCACTTTGTAATTCCTCCTTGATTTCGATTTCTGTCCGCGGTTTGTCCGCCTTGTACATCACCCGACTGCCGTCGTGCCCGACCACGATCTTGGCGTTGTCGTCGGCCAGGACATGGGCGTCCACCAGGATGTCCATGGTTGCCGCCAGCAGGTTGGTCAAGTCCACCCGCCGATTGGTCGGCATGTAGTACACGCATTTCACGTTGACTGGGTAGTCAACGGCGGTATGTGGTCTCACCGGCATGAGCTGATACAGTGCCGCCTTTTCGTATTCCACAAACTGCTTACTGGGGATGATCCTCGGCTTCCCATGCACCAGAATGATGCGCGAGCTGTTCTTCTTTGTGACCGGTGTCCCGCGGATGGTATATTTCATCGTTCCTCCTCCCCTCGCATAAACACCATCCAGTGCGTCTTGCTGGCTCGCCCACTCCGGTGCCCAAACAGTGGCACATCCCCGATAACTTCCAGCACATCCTTAACCGGAATTTGGTACTCAGACCACTTGAAGATCAGCGTCCCGCCCGGCCGCAGCACTCTCATGCACTCCCGGAATCCAGCTCGCAGCGTTGTCCGCCAGTCTGGATCCAGACGACCGTACTTGATCGCTGTGTAAGACGCCTCCCCGGCTCTCACCAGGTGCGGCGGATCGAAGACCACCAGCCGAAAGCTCTTGTCCGGGAACGGTAACGCCGTGAAATCTGCCACAATATCCGGACGCACTGAGAAATGCCGTCCGTCACAAAGCTCCACGTCAGCAATCTCCCGGTTATCCAGGTACAGTGCCAACGGGTGTTGCTTGTCAAACCACATCATCCGCCCGCCGCAGGTTACATCCAAGACAGGCGGGAGCTTTGCTCTGGTGTTATCCATCATCCCTCCTCCCGTTGGCTCTCCAAGAAGCCTCGCATCCAGGCGTCCTGTTCCGCGATTCTAGCTGCAAACTCCGCCTGGTCTTCCGGCTGTCTGTCCGCTTCCGGCACGGGCGCTTTTGCAGGCTTCTTCCAGCCCTGCTGCTGTCTTGCCGCCTGGCGCTGCTGCTCTGATGCCTGGATGTCCGCCAGAGACCGGACTCCCTCACGCTCATAGCGCTCCAGGATGGCCTTGATGTAATTCCAGCTCTGCTTGCGCTCGTCCTGAGCAATCTGGATGGCATGGATGGTCACCTCTGCCCCCAAGATGCCCTCAAAGCGTTCCAGCGCCTGCAGTGAGTACCCAGACGGTGTGGGGTTGATATGCTGGCAGTAATAGGCCACTGCTTCTGACCGTTTCTGCGGCGGACAGGGTGCTGGCGCCGTAACGCTGTCGGTGCCTGGTAACGCCTTACAAGTATCCTCATACCTCCCCTGGTTAAGGTTAGGTTTGGTATGGTTAGGTATGGTTAGGTTAGGTAGGGTCGTTACAGGGGCGTTACTAACGCTTTCGTAACGCGTTACGCTAACGTTATCGTCATGCGTTACGGGGCTAGAATCTTGCGTTGGCGCATTGGACTCGGTCGCGTTACTGTCCGCTTTCCGTTTGTTACGGTAACGCTGTTGCCGCTTGCGGTTCTGCTCTCGTTGGTTCTCCCGGCGGTCCAGGAGCATCCCGGCGTAATCGCTCCAATCGTGCAGTTTTGCGTCCGGGTCGATAAAACCGGCCTCGGTCAGCGCCTGCACGAATTGTTCCGCGTCCTTCGGCCACTCACACGCTTCTGCAATGTCCTCTGGATCCAGCGCGGATAGATCACCATCCGGCGCATTGTCCACTGCCCAGAGCCACAGCATGGCCAGATGCCCAACTGCCTGCGGCGTCTTGATCTTCAGCAGCCGCTTCAACTTTTTCACTTTTCTGTGCGCCGGAAGATTCTGATGTAATTCAATCCACGCCATACTCTCACTCCTTAGAACGGCAGTTCGCCGTCATTGTCGCTCAGCTCTGCGAAGCCGCCGTCACCGGGCACCCCGGAGCCGCTGGGCGGTCCGTAACCGCCGCCGGAGCTTGTCCCGCTCTCATCCTTGCGTGAATCGCAGAAGTAGACGTTATCCGTCACGACCTCCGCGGCCACTCGCTTGTTGCCGTCCTTGTCCGTGTAGTCACGCATCTGCAGGCGGCCTTCCACCAGCATCATGCGGCCTTTGGTGAAGTATTTGCAGACGAACTCCGCCGTGTTGCGCCAGGACACGATGTTGACGAAGTCCGTGTTTTGGGCGTTGGAGTCCTTGCTCTTGTAACCCCGATCCACAGCCAAGCGATAGGACGCCACCGGCGTCCCCTGCTGGGTCTTGCGCAGTTCTGGGTCTGCTACAAGGCGACCCTGGAGGAATACCTTATTCAGCATCGGCGGCCTCCTTCTGGATGAACAGCCGGTTCTGGCAGCGGGTCACGCGCAGCGCAAGTTTATTCGACCGGATCGCGCTGCGTGCGGAGGCAGCTGCGGAAGTTACGCTGCTGTAGGTTTCCTCCCACGCCACCTCCATGATGGGCTCAGGCCTCGCCATAAAATCCTGCATCACTGCCAGCAGCTTGCTGGTCTTGGTCTCCCTACGTTCTTTTAAGCCCGCAGGGAGTTCGTTCATGTATTTCACGTTCATTTTCTTCCTTCTCCTCATGCTGGTGCATATAGACGTACTGCCCACGCGCACCGATGTTGGAATAGATAAAATCATCACATTGTTGGACGCTCAGGTGACTCCGTGTCACCCGGCGTTCGTAGGCGTATTCTCCCGCCGCCTTGCGGTCTGCGATCCTCTGGGCAATCTCCGCTTCGTCATAGTTCGCCTCAATCAGGTACAGGTCATAATTTGGGGCCGACACCCCGTGCAGGTTGGCCGTGTCCGTGCAGTAAATGCACCGCTCCCAGCCTATACGCAGCTTGTACCCCTGATTGGGCACATCGTGCACCAGCAGCACCGGCGACACCACCACCTTGCTGCCGTATTGGTAAGTGTGGCCGTCCTTCAGCGCGTCGATCTGCCGTCGCGACACGCCCAGCTCACCCAAGGGCTGCACCAGCCACGGCCCGCACCCCCAGCGTAACCGGGGGCGCTCCGCGGCCAGGCGCCGGATGGTAGCTCGTCGGAAGTGGTCGCTGTGGATGTGGGTCAGCAGCACCAGCTGCAGGTCAGGGACATAGGGTGCCAGCAGTTTGTACGGCACACCGCAGTCTATCAGGATCGTCCCGCCCAGCACCACCGCGTTCCCGGCGGAGCCAGTGGCCAATATCTCGCACTGCATTACAGGTCATCCAGGGTGATCTCCCCATCCTCTACGATGGGGTCCAGCTCGTCCATCGCTTCCTCCGGCGCATCCGACACGACGTCCACGTCATGCACTACGACGTCCTGTTTCTTCAAGTCGCAGTCGGCAAACTGCCCATCCTGGGTGATCGCAGCCTGCATCTCCGTGGAGAGGATGCCCCACTTGGAGATCAGCTGCCGCAGCATGGTCTTGCAGGCCATCCCGTCGAAATCCTTGTACCAGAAGGAGGAGTATCGCCACAAGTCACGGTCGGGAATCTCGCCAGCCTCCAGCCGCTTCAGCGCCTGGGCAGAGAACGCCGGGCTGAACCGGTCGGCGTGCGCCATCATCTTCTCCTTTGACCAGTAGACGGTCTTGCGGAAGCCGCCGTCATACTCCAGATAGGCCATGTAACCGGCCGTGGGGCGCTGCTGCCATTCCTCGTCATCCGAGAGGAACGTGAACATTGGCTTCCCGGTGCTGGGGTCTCGTCCCAGGTACTCCCCTTCCTTCACGACCACTGCGTCCATGTCCACATACTGCTTACTCTTCAGCGCCATCTGGACATAGCCCTTGTATCCAAGGACGAACTGTGCTTTGTTCTCATACAGGTCTTCCCCGTTCTGATCCTTGAGCTGGTTCCCCCTGGCGTCCTTGGCCTTGCATTTGAAGGGCACCAGGTAGAACTGTCCCAGCTGAGGCGACGGACTGAGGTTCAGCCCTTCTCCCAGCAGTGCCCCAGCCAAAATGCTGCTGGGATTGCAGCTCTGGAGCGCAGGCGTGGCCGCCACGGCGGACGTGATCGCCGCCACAAAGCGTCTCTGCCGGTTGGGGTCTCGCAGGGTGTTGGCGATCATCGCTTGATAGCTGGGTGTGGAGATCATGGTGCTGAACTTCTTCTGCTGCACCATCGGGGTATTTCTTGCCATGGTTCTTCCTCCTTGTTAGACGATCTCATAGGGGCCGCTGACCAAAAACTGCTTCAGCTTGCGCAGGTCGGAAAGCCGGCCCCGGACGGTAAAGGTCAGGGTCTTATACGGGTCGTTCTCGACGGTTTCCTGCACCTCGTCGATGGGCGTTTCACATACCTGGGGAGGTGCAAACGACACTAGTTCCTCCTGGAGCATTTCCGCCTGGCGTTCCTGCTCCTGCTGTTCCTGTTCGGCCTGTTCTTCCTGGCGCATCCTGCATTCGCGTTCTCTCCGCAGGCGGGATGCCACCGTGTTCATCGCTCCGACACAATCGAAGCCGTTCACGCGGTACTCGGCCATGATCTCCGCCGCGTGCTCCTGTTGGCCGATCACAGCGCAGTCCTGCGCCACCCGGTCTACGCACGCCTTCGCCGACTCCTTCAGTCGCTTCTCGCTGACCGTCTTGGTGATGTTCAGGCCGACGTCCTCAAAGTGGAGGAAGTCGATGCCCACGCTCTGGCAGCACTCCAAAAAATAGACTTTCACGCGCTCTGCCTTCCTGGCCTTCAGCTCCTCTTCCACGCTGTCGATCTTGCGCTTCAGCTCCTGGTCGCAGGGGGTGAACACATCTGTCACGCACTCCCGATAAACGGCCATGAACTCGTCATAGGGCTTCAGTACGGCTGCCTGTACCGCCTTGCGGCGTCTCTCCAGCTCGGCAAAGTCCCGCCGCAGGTCTGCCCGCAGCTCCTTGACCGACTTGACTGTCTCCTCTGTACACGGTGCTGCCAGTGCTGCCGCCGCCCGTGCCTCGATCTGCGCCTTGATGGTATGTAACTGCTCCTGGATGATGGGCAGCTGCACCACCGAGATCAGTTCCGCATGCTCCGCCTCCGCGGGGATGATCGTCATTTCTTCCATCTTCCTGTCCTCCTTCACTCAAAACACTCCCGGATCGCCCAGGCGCTCTTGATCCGGACGCAGTTGTCACATCCGGTCACGTTGCCGTCTGCGTCCAGATAGATGTCCTCGCATTCCTGCTCGCAGACCGGGCAGATGGGGACGCTGGGTTCCGGCATCCCGTTCCGTTCAGCGTCCCGGATGATGGGGTTATCTGGTACAAACATCTTGCATACACCCTCTTTTTCAGATATACTTTAGTTGTAGTTTTTTCTACTGCCGTCGTCGGAGTTGCCCCTCCGGCGGCGGCTTTTTACGGTCTGTGCGTCTCCAGCTCCGGCAGCGCTGCGCAGAGCTTGTCCCAGTTTGCTTTGACCGCGCCGGTCTCCCATAGCGATACAGTCGCCTGGGTCACTCTGACTATAGCCGCAAGCCCACTCTGGGTCATACCCTGGGCTTTGCGCGCCAGCGCAATGCTTTTCTGCTGGGCGGCAATCTTGTCCTTGTTCGCCTCGCGGTATGCCTTCTGCCAGGCGGCAATCTTGTCCTTGTTCGCCTCGCGGTATGCCTTCTGCCAGGCGGCGAGCTTGTCCTTGTTCGCCTCGTACCATGCCTTCTTCTGGGCAGCGACTCTGTCCTTGTTCGCCTCGTACCACGCCTTCTGCCGGGCAGCGACTCTGTCCTTGTTCGCCTCGTACCATGCCTTCTGCCGGGCAGCGACTCTGTCCTTGTTCGCCTCGTACCACGCCTTCTGCCAGGCGGCGACTGCTTTTTGTTTTGCCGTCTTTGGGTTGATAATGTCCTTGTCGATGACGTCGAGCTCTTTGTACTCATCCCATGTCAGAGCCGCCTCCAGGCACTCCTCCGGCACGTCAGGATATGGGCACTCCAGGCAGTTGTGGTTGCACTCGATCATGTTAGACGCCTCCTATATTTGAATAATCTTACCGGTTCCTCTGTGCCGGATACTCCGCAATTTGCCCTCCAGCGTCACCTCTGCTGCCGCCCGGTCACCCTTGCTGGGCTTACCCGCCCAAATGAGGGCACGGTGCATTGCGTACCGCGGGCACTTGTCGTGGCAGACCAGCGTCCTGTCCGTCTCAAACGTGCAGTCTCTGCACGGCCACAATTTCCGTGTCCATCTCCGCTGCTTGTAGCAGACCGGACACAGCTCCGCCGCGCCGACCGTCACCAGGGTTTTGGTGCTCCATAGGCGCTGGCAGTGGGCGCAGGGCTTACGCGCCACGATAGTCACCTCGCTGACGCATCCGCCCGAAGGCGTCCTCTGCTACGCTCAGCAGCAGCGCCGTCGCCACCATCATCGCAACGCCAGGCCAGTGGTTGCCCTCCATCGCCATAGTCAGGCCGGATACCCCGGCTCCCAAGGCCATCAGACTGGACACAAACCCCACCGTAAACTGGCAAGTGTGTTTTACTCCCAGCATCGTTCTTCCTCCCCTCCGGCGATTGTCATTGCGATGATGGATTTGGATACATACTCGCCAAGGCTTTCATCAAACACATTTGCCTGATATTCCTGTTCCGTTGTCCCAGACCTCTGATATTTTTTCCCAGACTCATGACTTTCCCAAATCTGTGGATTTGTCTTGTAACCCATGTGCAAAAACAGATGTCCCAGCTCATGCGCTACCGTAAAATTTTTCCTTCGCTCGCTTTGGTAGGGGGATACTTTAATGCAAAAACTATCTTGGTCTACTTTTTCAATCGTCCCATCATATAGACTTTCTTTTTCATTATCAACGCATCCGCCTAATTTTTCTACGATTTCATCGATATTCTTTATTGGAACTCGGATGTCGTATATTTCGATAATCAGTTCAGCCAACTCGTTGATATATTCGCGTGTCAACATGTCCATATATACCCCCCTTTCATTAAACTTTATGTCCTACTCCCGAAACTTTGCTAAAATATCATCAAAACTTTAACAAAGTTTACTCTTATTTTTGATTATACATGTCGGAGCCGCGGTTGTCAACCAGGGTCTATTGACAAATCAAACCTCGAACGGTTATAATAGACATTTAGTTCCAAAATGCGGACTTTGCTTATGTTTTACAATTCTTCCTCTTCTGAAAAAAACAAAAGGCCTGGGGCAGTTTGAACCGCCCCAGGCTTTTTGCTGTCTATCACATCATTTTAGCAGCGCGTCCCAAGTCTTCGCCCCCACGACACCATCCACGCTCAGCTGATACTGCCGCTGGTACGCCTCCACCGCCGCTTTGGTGGCATTGCCGAAGACACCATCCACAGCGATACCACCCAGCAGCTTCTGCAGCGCACGCACCTGCTGTCCCTTGTCACCTTTTCTCAGCGTGTCCATATCATGTACCTCCTCAATCGACTTATTATTCGCGAAGTCCTCATAGAAATAGGACCGGTCTACCTTACCGGTCACGCCGGTCACCTTGCCCTTGTCGGTGTACTGCCAGCCAACGTAGTTCTTAACCTGCTTGGGCGGGATTGCCGACCATTTGGCCACCCACAGCGGGTAGCTAGACAGCTTGGACAACTGCAGGCCACTGATGAAATAGCTGTCGCTGGAGTAGATGCCCACAGCATGCCCTGCCGCCGCCGTAGCCGCCAGGAACGCTTTGGCGCAGGTCGTCCGTGCCGCAGCGGACAGGCGGTTGAAGGCGCTGGGGTTGGCGGACGGTTCACTGTCCAGCCAGACCCGGAAGTTGATGTGCGCCTTGTAGGGCTTCAGCAAGCTCGTCAGATAGGCCGCATCCCCTTCCGCCTGAGCGACAGAGGTGTGCGCCGTCCACCAGTAGACGCCGATCCGCTTGACCCCGGCGCTGATGGCGCCCTGGATGTGCTTCAAGAACATGGGGTCAGTCTTCAGGCCGCCGCCCGTTCCGCGGTAACCGGCACGGATGACGACGCCATCCACATCCTTAGTTGCCTTCGCCCAATCGACGGTCGGGTTGAACTGGCTGACGTCCATAAAATGCAGTTTTGTCACTGTGGGAACCTCCTTTATTTTGGGCACGACCACCACCAGGATGGGCGAATTGAACGCATAGCCACTGGTGATCTTGTTGGCCTTGTAACGCCCCTTGCTGTCCAGCTGACTGCCCTTTGCGCCGTTGCAGCTGTAGATCGCACCGCCGCCAGCGCAAATGCAGACGTTGCTGTCCTGGACGCAGAGGACGCCCTTCTGCCGGTACTTCGCGGGCAGGTCAGCGTACTTCTTCCCTACCCACACCACGTCCACCTTGTCCTTAGGCAGATTGGCCACGCCGGTCATCGCCTTGGCCACGGTGGACTTTTTGCGCAGGATGTTGGCGTCCGAGCCGCCCACGGCGTCCCGATGGCCGACCACATCGCCGCTGGCCAGGATTCCAGCCAGCTGATAGGCGATGGAGGCGGAGGAAGCGCAGGTGACCTTCTTGGCGCTCAGCAGCTGGGCGTAGGTCTTCGCACCGCTGGCGTGAGTGCAGCGCAGGGACACAATCTTCGGATAGAGCTTGTCCGCTGCCTCTGCCGCCTTGGCCAGGTAATCAATCTTCGTCACTGTTGCCGCCATGGTTATCTCCTTTCTTCTGGAGCATTTCGATCGCATTCTGCATCACCGCAGGCATGGGCACGCCCATGAGGCCAGCGTTCTCCGTGATGGAGATGACCTCACTGACAATGAACGCCGTGCAGACGCCGTCCTTGACGAAGGCAGTGCCCAACAGCAGGTCGAGCAGATGCGCCACCAGCACCATCAGCAACGCCATACACTTGCGCACCAGCCCCTTCCAGCAGGCTTTGGATTCCAGCGCCCCGTTGACTGTCTTAGGACTGCGATGGAACACCCCGGCGCAGATTAAGCCGGAAATGTAGTCGATGGCCATGAAGATGCAAAGCGCCTTTAGCGCCAGATCCAGGCCGCCGATGAAACCAGAGATGGCGGCACCAACCAGCCCCGCACCCGTACAAATCATTTCTTTCATGTTGTTCTCCTTTTTCAATTGATTGGATAGGCCAGGTTGATCCAAAAGGCGTTGGCGGATCCACGATTGATCTGTAATCCACCGTCGGCAGGGATACGCAGTCTGGCCGGATTGGTAGTGGGCGCTTTCCAGGAGGGCAGTGTTGCATAGATGGCCGTTCCGTTTTGCGGACCCGGCACCTTACTACTGTCTAACAATGTCGTCCAGCCGCTGACCGGCCCAGTCAAGGTTATGCCAGCGTTGATAAAGCACATTCCCAGCTTTTTGGTTACCGCCGCCGTGCCGTCCGACACTACACCGCCGGAAAAGCTGGTGTACGACTTAACGCTAGAATTCGTTGTAATTTGTGGCGTGTAGACAAATAATTCGTCATTCGTCAGTTTGATATAGCTCCCATTCCCGTATTGGATGTTCGTCCGATACGGCGTGGTCGCCGCTACCGGCGGATTGTCGTTATAATCATCTGTTACCGACGCCTGCTTCAAGAGGAGGTAATCAACCCCGTTTTGTTCTTGCACTGTTTTGATGACAGTTTGGGTGTATATCCGCTGATACAGCAGCCCATCTTCGTCCGTGTCGTCGTATACACGCTCTGATACGATATTGATGTTCTCCCCGCTCAAGATCGCACCGATGAGTTTGGCACCTGTGATGGTGCCGGTGGCGGTGATGTCCTGGGCAAAGAGGCTCTTTGTGTCAATGCGCCCGCCATAAATCTTTGTCACGCCGTTGACGTCTTCGATGATGAGCTGCTTGACTTTGGCGAGGTCAACCACCAGCTGACTGACCTTGCCGCCAAGACTGCCCTGCATTGCGGCGCTGGCGTCCGTGGTGCTCTCACCGGTCGCCCGCAGGGTGCTCTTGCAACCGCCGTCAATGGACAGTTCCAGCGTCATGACCGCCAGCGTATGCGCCACGCCCGTCTTGTCCGTGATGGTCACCAGGTCGCCGGGCTCGGTCAGAAGCCCGTGGAAGATGTCACAGTTGCCGACGGTATAAGCCAGCCCGCCGATGGACGCCCACACGGCGTCCAATATGACCTGGGTCATGTACGGGTTCTGGATGGAGATTCCCACGCCTGTGCCGCCTGTGCCACCTGCGGTGTATGCGTTGGTAGTGACGGACGTGTTGCCGTCGGCGTCCGTGGTGGTCGTCTCCACCTCCGCCCGGATACAGGCCAGGGTGGACGTGCCGTCAATGGACAGACCAGCGTTGTAGTAGTCGCTGGGGCTATAGCTCTGGCCGCTGGCCGCAAACCAGCGCAAGGCTAGTTTACCGTCTCGGTCGATGAGCGCGTTACAGCCCACCAGCGCCGCCAGATAACCCACCATGTCCCGGCAGGTCTTGCCGGTCAGGTCGCCCACCACGTTGGTCGTGGACGCCGCCGCAGGCAGCGTGGCCAAGGTCAGACCGCACTGGGTAGCCACATCGGACAGCACTGCCGCCACAGTAGCGCCAGAGGACACGGTAGGCGTATAGGTGCCGCCCAGGGCGTAATAGGCAGCGTCGTAGGCGGTGACCGTTGTGGTGTCATCGACTTGTTTGCAGGTGGCCACCACAAAGGTGCCCAGCGGAACATACTGGACGGTTCCGCTCACGTCTGCCCCTACAGAGACCGTGATGGTCTTATCTCTCAGATTGTGCGCCCCGGACAGCGTCAGCGTGACCATGGCCGCCGTTACGCCTCCAATGGTCACCGTATCCATCCCGCCAAAAGAGCCGGAATAAACGCACTTTTTGACCTGCTCCGCCCCGATGGTCGTAGACCCGTACACTACCTTGGTGTATAGCTTCTGCGTTGCCAGGGCAGAGGCTAAGGCTGTTGTTGTATTATACATAATCTGTCACCTCACTTTTCGATTGCATCCACCGACACGTCTTTGATGTACTGGTAGCCATTCGCCCAGGAGTAAACCGTATAGGTGGGTGTACCAAAGTACATGGTCTTGGTCACCGTTGCGCCGGTAGCATCGGTGAATTTCACCGGCACAAAGGGGTGGCCACCATCGGAGACAGCTGCCTCGATAGTGGCCACCTGCGCCGGCGTCAGCAGTGCCCAGCGGATGGACATTTTCGTTTTGATGGCGATGATGGTGCCTGTCATGCCGCCGTCCGCCGTTCGCCCGGTGTCTTCCGACCAGATTTTCTCCCGGGTGATGGTCACGCCCTCTGCCGCCGGAGTCGGCATTTGCTTGCTGTTGATATACAGATCACTGACCGTGATATTTGCCATACTGCCGCCTCCTCACATATAAGCAGCCAGCGGGTTGACGCCGGTGGCTTTGGCCTGGCCGTTGATGTAGTCAATGGTGCTCCGTGCGATGGTACGACCGTCCAGGTTGGTGTTGACCGTGACGCTCCCGCCGCTGCTCTGCCGCACTGCGGCCACATCAGAGCGGATTGCCCGCAGGAGAGCGACCAGCTCAGCCATGTCGGAGTCGCTGATTGCGTTGTCAGTGCTATACATAGACGGAGCGGTGGGCTGCGGCAGATCGTACAGATGCCGCGCCAGGAGCTTGGCTACCTGTCCAGTCCATTCGGTGTTCCGCTCCAGGGGCACGATGGCTTCTCGTCCCGCCTCACCTACTACCGTGCTGCCGAACAGCGTTGCTCCGTTGACCACGCCGCCTCGAGCGGCAAATTGCAGGGTCGGCCACTTGGCGCTGCCGAACAGTATCCGCGCCACGGTTTTCTTGAAGCTGCTCAAGCCGCTGGTCACCCAGGTCAGCTTCAGCCGGATATTCTTTTTAAAGGAGCCGATGAATCCGGCCAGCGTCCGCCAGCCGCTCTTGACCAAGCCGATCTTGGCCTTCACCGATGTCCGCGCACTGCCCACCCAGGCTGCCACGCTGCTCCATCCGTTCTTCACCAGCCCCACCAGCTTGCTCACCGCACCGCCGGTGTGATCGTTGACCCAATCTTTTACAGAACTCCAACCGTCTTTGAGCAATCCGATTCCTTTGCTGACGCCGCCGCCAAAATGCTCTTTAACCCATCCGCTGACAGAGCTCCATCCGTCCTGTCCAAGGCCGATCACTTTACTAACGCCGCCGCCCAGTCGTTCGCCGACCCAGCTGCTGACATACTCCCATTTGTCTCGACCAAGGCCGACCGCTTTGGCAACAGGGCTGCCAATGTGCTCTTGCACCCAGTCACCAACGGAACCCCAACCGTCTTGTGCCAGTTTGACGCCAACGGTTTGGGTGTTTTTACCGCTCTGATTGATAGTCGATACCGTCTTGATCTTGGCGCTCGTACCTTTCGCTACGGCGGAGGCAGACACGCCAACACGTTTCAACCAGCTCCAACCATCGGTGGACGCCTTTGCGCCCTTTTCGGTAGCTTTCTGGGTGTTTTCGGCGACCCTGCCGCCCTGGTTCGACGTCCGTCGTTTTGCTCCTTCGGTATACTGCTTGTATTTTGCTCGAGCTGCGTCGGCTTCCTTTTGGAGGTCTGTTCGCGAGCCTTTATCGTTTCCGGACGTAAAGAAATCCTTTATGTCTTTCCATACGTCTCCGATATTTACTTTACTGTTGTACCAGTGCTCGTTCCCTTTTCTTGTGCCATTCGAGTTAAAATCTTTGTCTGGGTCGTACCCGGCTTCTTTGAGGATTGCTTTCACCTTGGTATGCAACAGTTCAGCTACGCCCTGCATCACCATAACCGACCCAACAGCTAACGTGATAGGTAACGCTATACCAGAAATTCCAGCCATTGATGTAGTTGCGCCTAATCCGATCGCACCACAAATTGCGTTTGCGATTTTCACGCCTTTCGCAACGGCAAAAAGCAATGCTATATCAACCACCAGAGATTTGCTAATTCCTGCGCTCTCCAAAAAATCGCTGAATGCTCGCGCAACTTTGCTTATGCTGATTTTGGATATAGCTGTTACGAGCATCTCGCCCAGGCCAGCAATCAGCTTACCAGCAGTTCGTCCAGCCTTTTTCCAGTCAACGGTCTTAAAAAACTTGTTGACATTGTTGGCGACAAAGGTGCCGATCTGGTTCCATTTGACGGTGCTTGCAAAGCCATACAGCCCGCGGATGCCCGCATTGAGCAGGTCAGCCAGGAACGACCCAAAGTTGATGTCAGACTCGTTGATGCGCTTGATAGCTCGATTGATACTGGTCGCAATCCCTTTGCCCAAGCTCTCAAACCGAGCGTTGCGGATAAACGTACCGGCAATGTCGATAGCCGCCAAGAGCCCATCAGAGATGGTATCCCCCAGCAGCCCCCAGTCATAGCCCTCTACCAAGCCGTTGAACACGTCCGCAAAGCGGCCAGCCCACAGCACGCCCTTGGGGCGCAGGACATTGTTAAACCAGTCGTCCACCGCCTTTGTGGCGCTGTTGAGCGTCTCGCTGATGCGGGTGCCGATGCCGTAAAAGTCGCCTTTGGTCAGTAGGCTGTCAATATCGTTGATGAGACTCTCCAACCATTTGGGGAGCTTCCCGGCGATGCCTTCCGTACCTTCCGCTTTGTCCTGCTTCGCTTTCCCGCCGGAGCCGCCCGAACCACCGGAGCCGCCAGTGTCAGACTGCTTCTCTAGTTTTTCGATTTCATCAAACCCCGCAATGAGCTTGTTGTACTCCTTCTGGGCTTTGGCAGCGTCCTTGGTGTTGTCGGCTACGTCCTTTGTGGCGTCCGCTGCCGCTCCTGCGCCGGTGCTGACGGTCGTCCATCCTTCACCGAAGATATTGGTAATGAGGGAGGCCACGGCGTCAACAATGCCGATCAAATACGGCATGACCTTGCTAAGCAAGTTGACACAAAGATTGATAGCAGGCGCAAGAGCGTTGGTTAAACCATTACGCAAGCGGTTGATAGACGCCGCCGCTGCGTCATTGGTGTCCATATACCTGGTGACGGCGCCTTGCAGCTCTCCGATGCCAGAGGACGCCCGCGCAAGGTGTAAGCCCAAATTAACGATAGAGATGCGTCGGATAGATCTCAACAGCCCTTCTACTTTGCCTGTGCTGCTCCTGGACGTGTTCCCGATTCCTGCGATTTTGTTTTTGACAGAGGACAAGCCTTTCCCAAGGCGGTCGCCGGCGGAAATGAGTGCATTGTACAGGGCAGATGTCCTGGATAGGCTCTTTGCGTTGCTGTTGAGCGCTTGGCTGTTCTGGCGGACTTTGCCCGCCATTTCCTCGGCTTTCTTTCCAGATTGGGCGAGTTTTCCCCCTAACCTCTCAGCTTTATCCGCAGACGCCTCCATTTGCTTTCGGAGCCTTGCAAGCCCGCTTTCATTTGCGAATTTCAGGTTGCTTTCGCCAATATTGTCGATGGCGGCAGCCAATTTTACGACCACCTGGCCTGCCGTTTCTGCTTCTCTGGTCAGCTTTTTGATTCGTGCGCTGACGTCTTCAACGTTGAGCACCTCATTACCGTCAAAAACCGCCGTGTAATTCGTTCCCTTCGTTGCTACAAGCTGCTGTTTCAGACCGGAAATTCGGTTATATAGCTGATCAACTTTTTCTGATGCCGCGTCCATCTGCTTTTGGATGGGTGTGGCCAAATCAATCCCGGACGCCTTCGCGTCCATGATGGCCTGATATGTTTTCCCCACCTCGGCCATCTTTTGTGACACCTTTTCCATTTCTTTTGCTGTCCGGTCGCCTGCTTGAGCAACAGACTCAAACTGACGCCGACTCCGCTGGAGCGCCGTTACAGAGGAGTTCAGCGCCCGCCCCAGCTTCTGCGTACTCTTGGACGGGGAGTCCATCGCCACTTGCGCCTTGCGTTTGATGCCCTCCAGCTTGCTGTCCATGCCCGCAATGGAGCTGGATAGTGCCTGCATTTTCTGCCGGTAATCCTGGATGTCGGCAGTAAATTTCGCCCGAATTTCTTTGATTGTTACGCTGCCGTCAGCCATGGCTACCACCTCCTGCATGTCGCCACATCAGGCGCTTGTACTTTTCCACCTTGCACCGCATGATTTCATCGTCTGTCCAAAACGGGAAAACCTCCCAAATTTCCGGATTCGCACCATTGGAGAAGTGCGCTGCGACCATGTGCGCCTCGCCAACGGCGACTTGTGCGAGCATTTGCCCGTCACGCCGCCGCCGCTCAAATACAGCCTTGATCTGCGCCAAGATTTCCCCCAGCGTCCAATCCCAAACCTCTATGGCCGGTATTCCGGCGATGACTCCTTCTTGCACGATGTCATCCAAGGTCAGTTCTCTGCCGCTTCCGCATCCTTCTCCCCCGTAGGGTCCAGGCTGGCATAGGTTTCCTCCACGGCCTTTGTGATCGCTTCCATGGTCTTGCCTGCATTCGTCTCGTTCATGATGCCGGAGGCCACGGCGATTCCAAGCGAAATTTCGAAGAACCCATCTTCACCGGCAACACCATCGTCTACCAGCAGGTCGTAGATCAT